GTACCTTCAGTGTTCATTACGTATAGTTCACCCGCACCTGCAGCACCTTCAAGCACAAAGAATGCATCACCCTGACCAAGGCTATCGGGGTCAGAAGGAGCATAACTATCTGCGTCTGTAGCACGTGTTAGTACCCAGTTTGTACTTGCAGAGCCTGTGTCAGTTACAGTGTAGACACCATTCTCAAAAGCATTAGTTTGTTCATAGATAAGTACACGATCATTTAGGCTTAGTGTAACACCATCAATGCTCAATGCAGCTTGTGTGCTGTTGTTAGTAAGTGTAGCACCTACACCTGCAGTACCATTATCGTAAGTAGCACTAAGGTTACCCTCTTGCTCTACTCGTACAGGATCGTGATAATGCAAACCTGCTGCAGCAATAGTATCTACATACTCTTTAGTAGCTGCGTGTAATGCAGAGGTAGGGTCTTGGTTAAGTGTAAGATCACCTGATCCATCAAAGAACACAGACTTACCTGCAGGTTGTGTGATAAACACATCTGCTTCTGAAGTAAGGCTGACTGCACTACCTGAGTTAGAACTTGCTAATATTGTTGTTCGAGCTAGTGTAGTACCAGTAGCAGTAAAAGTACCTAAGCCTACTTCCCACTCACCTGTGCTAGTCTCAGAGATAGCATAGTAAGTTGTGTCTCCGTCAGACAGTGCTGCAGAGAAAGACTGAAAACCATCAACTGCACCAGCAAGAGTAATCGTGCCTGTGCCTGTTGTGGTAGTAGTCTCTTTTACTCTATCTTTAACTACAAGAGCCATACTAAACCTTTAAGTATTAAGAAATAACGATAATAGCGTCTGTTGGTGTCGCTGGATCAGGGAACTCAATTACAAAGTCACCGTTGGTAGATGTTTTATCTCCATTAAAGTCAATTACCGCAATAGCTTTACCTGATTGCGTATCGTTATAAATGATGCACCCTGCTGCTGTAATACTTGAAGATGCCCAAGTGACATTAGCAAAGTCTACATATGCTATATTTTCTGTATCGTCTACAGTTACTGAAACAGATGTCAGATCTTTACCTGTACTATCATAGCCAGTACCAGATGCTTCATCATTATTACCAGTTACATTAGAATAATTCTCTGTGTCTGCATTATAGGTTCCAGACATAGTGGTGTTTGACTTAATAAGTGCAACTTTAAGTGTGTCAGAGGTAAGATTGTGTATACCTTGCAGTATCTCACCTTTAAAGCTGTTGCACAATTCTGTTGTGATAGCCATTTGTATATCCTTTAGATAAGCTTAGAGGGGCCATTAAATAACAGCCCCTCAGAGTATTTTAATTATGCAAGTGTGTCACGGTCAACTTCTGCAGCCGCACGAGTTGCCTCGTTAACGTCTGCAACAATTGCCCATACACGAGCAGTTACTGTTGCTGCTGGTGAAGCACCTGCAGTACCTGTCACATCAATTGTGTCTTCTGATGCAACGATACCCTGTGTTTGAGTACCAAATGCGAAGTCACCTGCAGAACCACTGTCTACGGCTGTAGCAGCCATAAATGTAGTTGTACCATCTGTAACTGTAACATCGTAATCTGCTGAGTCCATTGCATCAATCAACTCAACACCTGCTGCTAGAACAAGTGTACCTGCTCCAACAGTCGGACCTGTCACTGTACCAGTTGTAGTTGGAAGTTCAACTTCCTTTTCAACCATGTAAGCTTTTGACAACAAAGAAGTAGATTTACCCATTGTTCAATCCTCCCTTACGCCAAGTTATATGCTGCAGTAACGATTGCTTCTGGGCGAAGAATCTTGCGACCGTATAGGTGCATACCACGAACAATGTCTGCAAATGAGTCAGGGTCACGATATGTTTCAGTTTTGTTGATCTGCTCTGCAGTTGCAACGGCTGAATCATGTCCTGCCACAATAACACCAAAGTTAGTTGCGTTTGAGCCACCAACAGTTGATGAACCTGTACCTAGTGAAGGTAGGTTGTTTGAAGTGTAAACACGGAAACCGTGTAGGTTGTTTACTGCCAAGCCATTTTGTAGACCTGAACCACCCCAATCAGCTTGCAATAGACGTGAATCTTCGTCTTTCAAGACTTCCATGAATACTGGGTCCACAACGATCCAACGACCTTGTGTATCAACATTCTGTTGGTCCATCAAACGTGACATACGTGCAAGAATTTGCAGTGGGAATGCGTTACCTGCAGTTGCAGATTTCGCAGCAGTAGCACCACCTGCACGAGGCTCAATACCAATAGATTGGTTAGCTGTACCTGCAGTTCCTGATGTGTTTGTAAAGTCAGATGCGTCTAGTGACATAGAAGCCAATAGTTCAGCACCAACTAGGTTAGCACCATCAGAAGCTGTGTCGATAGCTTTTGTGCCATTCACAGTTGTGTTTACTGTATCTGCATTTGCATGAAGTGCAGACTGTGAGAAACCAGATAGATAGCCAAGAACTTCTTGGTCCATTTGGTCAGCCAAACGATATGCAGCACGATCAGATGCCAAGCTTTGGAAATTGACGTGGCTGTGCGCCTCTTCAATATCATCGACTTTAAATGCAAAATAGTTTGCTTTGTCGATTGTCAATGAGAAATCCTCATCGTCCAAATCTTGTGGTGTGATCTGTGTACCACGGTCGTATTGTTTCACGGTGATCTCAGGTTCTTTAATGATTTTTACTGAATCACCCATGTTTGCAATCTCACCGAAATAATCGGAGTTTGTGATTGCTTCAACAACAGATGCCTTGCGGAATGCAAGCTGCACCTGTTTGGAATAGATTACTGGACTAAAATTACCATTGGGTAAATTGCCGTAACCCGATGCTGATGGAAATGCCATAACATTATCTCCTTAAAAGCATAAACAGATGCTAAACACACAGAGTACTATATAGGAGGCTAGACATCGTAGGGTGCGTAAAGTATAACACTTGGCCTTTGTGTTACATCTACGGGCCATGAATTACTAGGTAAGTCCGTAAGGTCTGTTGTTTGCGTGGGGAATATACATTAGTGTGGGTATCCATAATGGGGCCACACTAACATATGATACATATAGTTATATCATAAATAACTTATATGTCAATACTTTTTACCTAGCAGAACCAGATAAATCGTAAATAAAGTTGCCTGTACGAATAGCTTCCATAATTGCATCTGAATTACGTTCGTATTCTTGTGCAGACATTTTCTGTACCTCTGATTCTTTGATAGCCATTCCCAAACTATCAGACTGAGGTTTACTACGTGCGTTCCGTGTATCTACAGAACGTGCAGCATCTTTTGATGAAACAGACCGTTTAGTTTTTATACCACGATCTGCTTTATACAAATCAATTGCTCGTGCAGCAGAACGTGCATCTGCATCGTTTTCATAAAGAGCATCTTGTACCCACTTAGGTTGTTCTTCTGCCCAATTATGAAAATCGTCACTGTCACGAATGTCGCCAAAGTCAGGATGCAGTCGCATTAATTCTGCTTCTGCTTTTTCCCGTGCAGCATTAGCTTTCATTTCATCTATTTCACGTACACGATCTTCAAGACCTTGTGCTTGTTCTTTAGCTTTTTTAATAGCAATAGTTTCAACGATAGCAGCTACATCAGGATACTTGGTTGCCCAAGCTTCAATGTCTTCATCAGACTTTGGTAACTTAATCTCACTTTTAGTTGCTTGACTTAATTGTTGTTCAAGCGCATTAATGCGATCTTCGTATTCTTTTTCTTTTTGTTGTTGATGTCTACGTAGATCACCATAACGTTTTTTAAAGCTGCGTTCTTCAGCATTTGCAGGTTCAGCTTCTTTAGGTTCTTCAACCTGTTCTGCTTCACCTTTTTGTTCAGCTATTAGCTGTTCAAGTTCTTCTTCTTCTTTTTGGATTCGTTCTTCGTTTGTATATTTACGATTGGCGAATGCCGCTTTTTTTTGAGGCTGCATTTCTTCAGCCATAATTGTATCTGACATTTTGTCTTCCTTACTGGGGCCACCGTAGCCTGTTGGTAGGGGGATGGGTAGGCCAGTCATATTAGTGTTTGTAGTTAGGTACACTAAACCTATTCATCTCTCCAATTAGGATTATAAGCATCCGTACCCCAACCTGAAGCTTCTCGGATAGCTCTAGTTGCTTCTCTACTTGCATCTGATTGTGCTCTAATTGCATCAGACCATGCTTTAGGATCATCAGTACTTGTAGATTGTACTGCTTGAGTTGCTGATATCCAATCATCAGTAGCAGATTTAGCTGCCGCAGTTTTTTCACTTTGTGTTTTTGGTTTAGTTGTTGCTTTTGTTTCAACAGTTGAAGCCACACCAAAATCAGCTTTATCTACACTTTGATCTCTACGAGCACCACCTAAAGAAGCTTTTAAACCAATAAGATTTCCAGCGGCATCTCTTGCTTGAATACCTGGTGTTCCATCAAATCCTAATAAGTCTCCTAGATAAGTATCTCCAAAATCTCCTCGTTGTCCCGCAACAAGTTTTCCTGTTTTATCATCATAAGATTTAAGATTTTCGTATAAGCTTTTTTCTCCACCGAATATACTTTTCTTGCGCATATGTCCACTAACATCTATTCCTCTTTCTTTAGCAACTTCAAGCATATCGTTATATTTTGCAACCAATCCTGCTCCAAATACAGCAGAAGGTACAATACCTAAAGACGTACTCAACGCACTACCTACAGTAGTTAAAGTTTTCATTTGATCTAATGATTTTTTAAATTCAGTTTTATCCATGTCTAAAAGTTCTTGTAAAGATTTGCCTGTTTTATCTTGTGTTTTAACTTGTCTTAAAGACATTTTATTATCGTCGTTTTTACGTACTTGAGCAGTTTCAACTTGCGTTGATTCAAGATCATCTGTAGTTTCATCTTGTTGTTTTTCATATTCAGCTACAGTAATAAATCCCTCTGGTATATCTCCTATAGGTTGACCATTATAAACACTAAAAGTTCTACGTTCACCTGTTTCTGGATTAATATATTCTACTGTTTTATAGACATCTTCAACTGTTTCAAAAAAAGGTTTTTCTTCTGGTTGTTGAGTTACTGTTTCAATAGAGGGAGTAATGGGTTTAGTCACAGTAGAAGTAGGTGCAGTTCCTGTGTCTGTTAAAAACTTAGGACGAAAGCCACCCGCTGGTGCTGGGATAGGTTCAGGTGGAGTCATTGAGCTTGGTGGAATAAATGTATCAAATTGATCTGCTTGTTCTGCTTCAAGTACATCTGAATCAAAACTAGATGGCATGACTTCTCCTAGTCCTGTATCTGCAACAAATGTACCTGCTTGTGCTTTTAGAAATCCACCTTGTGCTAGTTCTTTTATTTTATCATCGTCTTCTTCTTTTCCTGCTAAAACAAGAATGTCTAAAGATGGATACTCTTCATCATCTGGAATAGTGGCTTCATCACTATTACCCATTTGACCCATAGCTTCCATTTGTTTTAGGCCCATCTTTGCTTCTTGACGAATCTGCATAAGTTTATCAAGACCAACATAACGTACTACGTCTGCAGGAAAAACAAATTCACCTTCACTTAACATAGCAGGAATATCGTCACGTACTTCTTTACGTGTGCTACCTACAGGAACATCATTTCCAGATTCCTCGTCTACCATGCCACCTTCATCTTTAAGGCCACCATCTTCAAAGAGTTCCATTTGTTTTTCTAGCATGGGAGTACCACCTTTATTAAGTCTTTTTCCAGAAAAATAATTTATAAACTCTTCTCTAGTAGGATTTTTTTCATTAAGAAAATTTAATATTTCTTTTGAGGTTGCCTTTGAAGGAATAGGCTCTGCTGCAGATTTATTTTTTTCAAACATATATTCTATTTGAGGCATAGATAATTCTTTACCGTCTTTAAATGTAATTATATTTATTTCTTTACCATCGTATTCTCTGGAAGACAAATCCCAAGAAGGTTCCATTTCTTTATAGATACCTTTTTTCATTTCAGGTTCTTCTAAACTATGACTACGATCTCTAAAAAGTTCCATTTGTTCTTCCATAGTAATTTCCTTATTGAGATTTTAATACTTCGTCACGTAATAGCTTTAGCCTACGTAACTGATAGATAGCACCCTGTGCTCTATGAACTGCAACAATCTCATTAGTTTGTTCCATTGCACGATGTTGCTGTGCAATTATTGTATCTATATAGTCCTCAAACTTAGCCCACTGGGCTTGGTTGCTGACCAGACCCTTGAGCTTGTTGAGGTGCTCCCTGTCCTGCATTTCCACTAAATCCTTGTTCTTGTGGCGTTGGTGCTTGTCCTACACCTATATTACCACCACCTGCTCCCGATGTATCCATTGCATCAGCACCTGCAGGGGCTTGCCCTTCTTCTTGCTTTTGCTGTTGCATACCTTTCATTAGCTCTGCTTGTATAGCAGCTTCACTCATGTCGTTGGTAACTTTGTCGGGATCAAGATCAAGAGACTTTGCAATCTCACGAATAATATATTGAAACTTAGCAAATGGTGCAAGAGCAGGGTTGGATGCAACTTGCAAGAATTGCATAAGTCGTTGGCTACGAACTTCATTAGCCATTAGTGATTCTGTTCCACGTGCCTTAACCTCTAAGTCACCTTTAATCTCTGGATCAAAATCAAACTGCATGTTAAATCTAAACATGCCCTCACCTAATGGGCGAAGTAAATAATCATCTATGTTTTTAATAACATTTTTAATGGCACCACTAGCGGCACCCATTAGCATACTAATACCGCTAGCTGTACGTCCTACACCAGATACACCTGTTTGCCCATGAGCAAATGATGGAAAGCCTGTAGATTCATCAGCAAGTACTCGTGCCTTGTCAAACAGTTGTAAGTTCTCACCTGCAACATTAGGGAACTTAGTACCAAAGATAGCTTGTCCTGGTGCACCACCTTGTCTACGAAATACTTTGCCTGGGTATACTGATAGGTCTTGGCCTGGAACTAGGTTAGTTTCATCTACTTCAATTAACAAGTTGCCCGACAATACAGCATTGTCTACTGCCATACGCATAAAGCCATTCATTAGAACCTGCGTATCTTCCATGTTTTCTGCGATACCAATACCAAAGAACGAATAAGGATTAAGCTCATAAGGTGCAGCCATGTAAGGAATACGAGCAGGTTTAAATGGGTTTAGCACCATACGAATAAGTTTGTCATTACAAATCCAAACATTTGCTTGTAGTTCATCTACATCTTGCAGTTCTGATGGAATGTCTACGCCTTGCTCCATAAGCATTTCAACATCTACCATACCCCAGTATTCTAACACTTCATAACGTTCTACGCCATGTTCAATAGAGTAGTCTGCAAGATCATCTTCCCAATACTGCTTGCTATAATTTTCTCCATAACCGATAGCTTCATCAATAACAGATGAACGGAAGTACGGACGTTTTTTCAATGCACGTAATTGAGTACGTGACATCTTATGACGTTCAATAACATACTGAGCTTCATCTATATTGTTTGAGTCAGGATCAGGATAAAAGTTCCAAACAGATACATGGGATACCTGTGGAACTGTTTTAAACATAGGAGAGTACTCACCAGATTCTTCATCCCAATTTGGGTACTCTTTATCTACAGCAAATGGCCCTTTCATGACACCAGTACCAAATAGTGCCATTTCAAATGCGGTATTACGTAAGTGTTTAGATGCAGCAGCTTCTTCAAGTTGATCTTGAATTTTCTTTTGCATCTTTTTAGCTGCAATCATAGCAGGACTAAAAGTTACAGATGTAGGAGTTTTACCTGCGCCTTCTACTACACCATTAATATCTTCTAGTTTAGAAGCTAGTTCAGGATTAAGTAACTCGTTAAGTGTTTTTGCTGTAGCCCCTTTAGGAAACTCTTTACCGTCACCTTTAAAACCGTATGGCGAAAGTATGTCATCTTTTTGATCTTCTTTCAATTCATCTGGTAAAGCTGGATCAAAAGAAATATCGGACACTACACCATCAGGTAATTCAGTAGGGTCTACTGTAATAGGAAATTTATTGTTTGCAAATAGTACGTCAACAATCTGACCATAGGCAGCAAGTGTTTTTGTTTTAGTTACTTTTACAAACACACGAGATTTTTCTGCTTCAGTAAATTGTACATCAGGACCATAGATACCACGATAGTTACGATATGCACGTAGCCAACGTTCTTCATCTTGTTTACGATAATCTTCCGCACGTTGAAAACGTTCCATAATAAATGGAATAATTTTAGAAGTATCTGTATCTTCTTCTGTGTTTTCTGTATCTTCTAAGATGACTGCATCATCTTCAATAAATACTTCATTATCTTCTGCCATTTATTTTTCCTTAATAGCCAAATGTAGAGTCTGCTACTCTCATACCACCAGAAGGTCTGCCATGAGGATCGTAATCAAAGATACTAAACCTTGGTCGTGACATTATACCATAACGTAAAGCATCATACAAGTGGTCTTCTGAATGTGTGTCAATATCTTCTGGGTTCTTTTTATCCAGAGGTATTGCAGGTAACTGTGCTACCATATTTGTACAAGTATTAAAAAATATTAGTCTGGGTTCTTCTGTAAATTCATCTACCTGTAAACGTCTGTGTATTTCGTTTTTACCTGCTACACGTGAGCCTTTAGAACGATCTGATGGACGCCATCTACATCCTTTACTAATCATCTGTTCAGCAAGGCTAGGGCCAGTATCACCACGCTTATGCCAAAGAGAAGAGTCCAAAACTCCATACTTAATGTTTCCATCTTCTGCCTCTAGGTCTAAGACCATATCGGCAAGGTCTGTGGCGAGTACCTTACTGACGTATAGTTCTCTATATACAATAAGTTGTTCGTTAGGCGCAACGGCAAACCAAAGCACACCACTGTGAGAACCATAACCATAGTCACATGCCCTAAACTTAACCCAGTTATGTGGAATATGAAAAGGCTCAACAACATGAATGTTACGATCAAACTCTGTAAAGGCTGCACCTTCTTTAATGTCCCAATCACCTTCAAGCAATTGTCTACGCTGCTGCTCAGGTAGGGATAGTAGCATTGCCTCATAATCACCTTGCTCACTTAGGTAAGGATTGTCTGAAAGACGTGCAGGTATAAACCTACGTTTGAACAAAGGCTTTCCTGCCTTTGCGTGTCCTGCAGGATATTTAAGTTCTTCACCTGTTTCAATATCAGTTGCATTAAAAGCCTTTCCTGCTGGAGATGGGTCAATGAACATTTTCTTAACCCAATGATGTCCCCTACCTCCTGGGTTTGTAGTTGCCCTCATAAAGATAGGCAAGTCGGGTGCAGTGGACCGTAGACGTGATCTCATGTAGTTCCATGCGAAGGGGGTGGCCCACTGAGTAAGTTCGTCAAAGCCTATCCAACTAAAAGCTAGACCTTGGTAACGCAGAACGTCATCTTCCCTGTCTAGGTAGGACATCCACAATCTCGCACCAGATGGCGCAGTCCACTGCATCTTTCTTTCTGACCACTTAATTCCAGGCCATATCTTAGGGTACATTTCTTGTGACTTAAATATAAGTTCCCTAAGTTCTTCTGTTGTGTGACGCAGCAGTAGTCCTGAAAAACTAGGATGTCCCATATAACGTAAGGGGTCTGCTAACATGGCATATGATTTACCGCCACCTGCACTACCGCCATATAGGACTTCACGTTCACCTGCTGCAAGAAACTCTGTCTGTGGCCCCTCATTGGGTTTAAAAATTACGTTGTGCTGTTCCTCAATAGGAATCTCTTCAACTATCTTTGCGGGTTCAGGCTTTGGCTTCGCTGTAGTCTTCTTCGTAGTTCTCTTCGGCTTTTGCTCCGAGTCTTGTGCGTTCAATCTCTTCCGCTTTGGCGATTGCCTTTTTCGCATAGTCTGCCCATCTGCGAAGGCTTCTAGCTTTGTTTTTTCGTTGTCGCTCATTTTCCAACCGTTTCCGTAATCCTACGTGAGATATGTCTCTACCTGTATTTCGTGTTAGCCAATTAGCTACTTCACGATAAGAATACTGTTTAAGATATTTTTGTGCCTGTTCAAGCATGTCAAGTTCGTGCTCAATAGGCAATAGTACGTCAGGATCGTCGGGGTCTACTTCATACCCAAATGGTATTGTCCTAGATATACGGGGAATAGGAACCCATTCATTGTCTTCTTTTATGTCTGTTGGTTGGGGTAACTTCCACTGTTTCAGAGGTTTAGTCATCATCATCCATTTGTTTTGGCGGCATTAACATTACGCCACCTTTTGCTTCTACTTGCATTTTCTCTGTTTTAACTAGGCCAGAACGATCTAGTAATTCTTTTGCTGCTTGCATCTTATCACGAATACCCAGTTCAGTAGGATCGTACAAAGCACCTACCATAGCCATTGCAGCTTTAGGTGCGTTACGTGCCATGTATGCAGATGTAGCATCTATAATTTCTTCTTTTAAAGAGTTAATAATCTCAGTAGATGAAGTAGCATCCGAATATCCTGCTATTCGTTTAGCAACATTAATGTCACCACCTGCTTCGTCAAATAAAACTGCAAGTAGTTTCTGTTGTTTTTCTGTTAATGCTCGTGCCATTTTAACTCTTTCTTCTAAACAATGCAAGCACAAAGTTTGCTATTGATTGACCTATTTGTGTCGGGGTAGGAAGTAGCCATCCTAGTAG